TTTGATCCTGAAAGCCCTGTTTTTAGTGCATGGGATTTGGGTTACAGAGATGACACGGCGGTCTGGTTTTATCAGGTGGTCAGGGGCGAGATCAGGGTTATGGATTACTACGCAGTCTCAGGCGCAAGTATTGAGGAGATTGCTGATGTAGTCATTGGCAAGGGCTACCGCTACACCAAGCACTATTTACCCCACGATGCGAGAGCCAAGACGCTGGCATCAGGTGGCAAATCAATTGTCGAGCAACTGGCAGCGCACTTGGGCGGCATGGCAAAGCTGGCAATCGTGCCTGAAATTGGGGTACAGGACGGCATTCAGGCGGTGCGGATGATCTTGCCCTACTGCTATTTTGACCCTAGCTGCGATGAGGGGCTGGAAGCACTCAGACAGTACCAAAGAGAGTACGATGAGGAAAAAAAGGCTTTTAGGCAAAATCCTCGCCATGACTGGTGCTCACACCCTGCTGATGCGTTTAGAATGTTAGCAGTGGCCTACCGGCAAGAGAACAAAGATTTAGCGCCACCTAAAGGCAAAACCCTGCAAACCATTACTCTCGATGAGATGTGGGACTTTGAGAACACTCACAAACAGGAGCGAATATGAGCCAGCCAGTAGCAGAAGTCGGTGCATACAAAAACATGACCGCAACAGGCGATGTAACCACAGGCCCATGCCAGCTTCTTGGGTTTTACGTCAACAGCACCACAGTAGGCACAGTAGTGCTTAAAGATGGCGGCTCAAGCGGCACAGTCATTTGTGGCACGATCACACCGGCCGTAGGTTTTCACCGATTTCCAGCGAATGTAGGCACAAGCCTGCATTTCACTGAGGGCGGCACATTGGATATAACCTTCTTCTTTGCCGCTGGCTTCTGATGGCTTACGAAGACACAGGCGCTTACAAGGGCGAAAACCCTGGCCCGTATTGGCACGACCAGATAGCAAACGCTGAAAAGGTCTTTGACAAGTGGGACAGGCGAGGCCATAAGATTATTAAGCGCTACCGCGATGAGCGCGATGCGGTAGAGATGCCGAGGATGAAGTTCAACATCCTGTGGTCAAACATTCAAGTGCTGATGCCTTCCTTGTACGGGCGGCAGGCCAAGCCTGAAGTATCACGCAGATACATGGATCAAGACCCTGTAGGGCGCTTAGCCTCCACCATGCTGGAGCGCGTGATCGAGTATGAAACAACCCAATTTAACGACTTTGACAGCGCAATGGTCAACGCTGTGCAAGACCGGCTGTTGCCAGGTCGAGGCACAGTCTGGATTCGTTACGAGCCTGTAATCGTAGGCCAGCCAGCGCCCGAAGTCGAAGTCGAGCTTGGGGAAGCTGAAGAACCGCAAGTTTCCAATGTCCAAGAGTCGGGCGAGTCGATTGACGCTGCCCACAGCCCTGTGGATTACGTCTATTGGAGCGACTTTCTGCACAGCCCAGCCCGTACATGGGATGAAGTCTGGTGGGTAGCCCGTGCCGTCTACATGACCCGCGATGAGGGTGTAGAGCGCTTTGGCGATGTGTTTAAGAATGTCGGCCTGACTGACCAGAACACAGATGATGATGGCAAGAATCAGCAGACAGTCAAGACCACATTTGAGAAAAAGGCCAAGGTTTTTGAGATATGGAACAAGCGCACTTTCAAGGTGTGCTGGGTTGCCAAGGGCTATCCCCAGTCGCTTGATGAGCGTGATGACCCGCTAGAGCTAGAAGGCTTCTTCCCTTGTCCTAAGCCCCTGATTGCTACGACCACCACGGGGACAATGATCCCTGTTCCTGACTACTGCGAATACGAAGACCAAGCGCAAGAGCTGGACAACCTGACACAGCGCATCTATATGCTGACCAAAGCCTGCAAGGTGGTCGGTGTGTTTAACGCTGAGTTTAAGGAGCTGGGTCGCCTGTTTACTGAGGGCATCGACAACAAGATGTTCCCTGTGACAAGCTGGGCAGCGATGAGCGAAAAGGGTGGGCTAAAGGGTGCTATCGACATGATGGACACCTCGCAGATCATCATCACGCTGCGTGAGTTGTATGCGGCGCGGGAGCAAGTCAAGCAGTCTATCTACGAAATCATGGGCATTTCGGATATTTTGCGCGGCGCATCCAAGGCGCAAGAAACTCTGGGCGCACAGCAGCTTAAAGCTAACTTTGGATCGCTGCGATTGAGAAGCAGCCAAGGCGAAGTGGCTCGGTTTGCTACGGACATTTTTAAGCTCAAAGCGCAAGTTATCTGTAAGTTTTACCCTCCTGAGCTGATTGTCGAGATGTCGGGCGTGATGAATACGCCAGATGGTCAAGACCCGCAAATGCTGCAAGCTGCGATCCAGATGCTGTCAAACAGCACGATCCGCGACTTCCACATTGCAGTCGAGGCTGACAGCTTGGCTCAGATTGACGAGCAAGCAGAGAAACAAGGCGCACAAGAGGCTGTTCAGGCTATTGGGCTGTTCTTGCGTGAAGCCATGCCAATGGTAGGCTCTGCGCCTGAAACGCTGCCAATGGCCTCAGAGATGCTGCTATTCCTTGTGCGCCGGTTTAAGGCTGGCAGGGGGCTGGAATCGGCTGTTGAACGGGCTATGAAAGCGCTGCAAGACAAGGCAGACCAAGCTGCCCAGCAACAGCCAGCGCCCGATCCGGAGCAAATCAAGATGCAAGCCCTGGCGCAGTCTGAGCAAATGAAGACGCAAGCGCAAGTGCAGTCAGACCAGATGAAGCTGCAAGCAGAAATGCAAATGGCGCAAGCCCGTGCTGAGTTTGACATGCAAATGCAGCAGGCCAAGACTCAGGCAGACATGCAAATAGCGCAGATGAAGGCTGAATTTGAGACTGTTAAGCAACAAAACGAGATGCAAATTAAGGCCAGAGAGATGGCAGGGAAGGAAGAATATGAACGATGGAAAGCAGAGCTGGACGCAGCGACTAAAATTATGGTTGCGCGAATTGGGAGTAACCCTGGGGTTGATTTACCAGTCGTTGAAGCGGCGGCTGCACAAATAACCAACGAGCTGGGCGGCACGATTTTGACGGCAATGGACAAGATTGCCATGATGCACGACCAGATGGCGAATCTCCACGGCGAGTCAATGCAAAACATTGGCAATGCCATGCAAAGGCTTAACGCACCGAAGAAGGTAGTGCGGGGCGCTGACGGCATGGTGATCGGGGTAGAGACAGCATGAGCCTAGCCCTTGCTGATCGGGTAAGGCAGACAACCACCTCAACCGGCACGGGGACAATAACCCTTGATGGCTCGGTTGAGGGGTTTCAGTCGTTTGCGGTAATTGGCAACAACAACACCACTTATTACACGATTGCAGGCGGCGCACAGTGGGAAGTCGGGATCGGGACTTATTACGGCGGGACGCTAGCGCGAACCACTGTAATTTCCTCATCCACAGGCTCAAAACTTGACCTTGCGGCTGGCACAAAGGATGTGTTTGTCACGCTGCCATCAAGTGTGGCAGTCACCAGTGGCACGGATGTCACTTTTACAAAGGTCACATCTCCAACAGTACAGGCCACCAATTCAGGCGGTTTGGCCTTAAAAAACTCTGCTGGCACGACCCAAATGAGCATGGGCGCAGGGGGCGGTGACAACATCTCCCTGAATGTATCGACTAACCTTAACGGCGCAAATTCTCAAATAGACATCAGCCCTACTGGTACGGGTCATGTCCACATGAAGCCTAGCGGCTCGGGGTCGGTTGAAATAGCGCCAATCAACGCTGGTACTTTGGACAACCTGGTCATTGGCGGCATCACGCCAAAAGCCGTCACTGCAACCTCATTGACCATCACAACCGGCACGATTTCCACTGCGCCAAGCGGCGGCACAGACATAGTTAACAAAACCTATGCAGATGGATTAGCCGCCAAGTGGGGTGATTGATGTTTGGCTTTGCGGCATTTGCAGAGCTGCCATTTGCCACTGTTGGCGTAGGTGTAGCGCCAGCACCGACTGAAGTTTTATTAGGTGGTCACTTTGGCTTTGACGAAAAGAAGCGTGATGCACAGTGGGCAAAAGATCGCAAGCTAGAGGCGCAGCGCAAGCAAAAGCTCAAAGAAGCGCTGTTTGGCCTGCCGCCAGAAGTGCGGGAAGAAATCACATCCTCACCCGATCAAGCAATAGATGTTGCGCTAAGTAAACAAGTTAACTATGATGCGCTGATGCAGCGGGTCAAAGACCTAGAAGCTAGGGTTAGGCGCAAGCAAGACGATGACGATATTGCAATGATTTTGGAGTTGATATGAAACGCACTTGGGTCTACCCCGTTGACGGCAGCGAACCTTACGAGGCAACGTCTGGCGCATATCGCGGCGAGATAATTACCACTGTAATGGGCGACATTGAGCCGTTTCGGTCACCGGATGGGGTCATGATTACAGGGCGCAAGCAGTGGCGGGAACATTTAAAAGCCACAGACAGCATAGAAATGGGCCATTCTGATGTAAAGTATGCTCAACAAGAGTGGAACAGGAAAAAGGAAGTTCAGCGGGAACGGCTAAAGGGTCAGGTCGCCACAGTGCAAGAGTTTGACCGGCCAGGCTCACCGATTGCCCCAATGCGGATGAGCAACCGGAATGTGGAGATGGCAAACCGCCTGCATAACAGGCCAATGCCAGAGAGCAAAGAAATGATTAAAATGACTTTGGAACAAATGAAGAGGATGAAGTGATGGATCAAGAAGTTGTCGCACCCGACACACCAGAA